AGTTTTATCGTTGTTATATAACACTTACAACTACGATTAGTAAATTTTTTACTAAAAAAATCGTTGGTAAATAAAGGTTGTATTTATTGAGTGTTTCGTTTTCTACCGATCGCTTACTGACACTTTACTGACACCTTATCCGCCTAATGGATTAGAAGATTGAGCCTTAAATTCTTTTAATTGTAACTTAATTAATTCTAGTTCTTTGTTAAGTATTTTAATTTCAGTTGTATTATCAAGTATAGCAAAACCATTGTTTTCTATCCCAGATAGATCTGGTGCAGTAGCAGCTGATAGATTTTGTATAGTCAATTCCATCTTAGCAAACTTTGAATAGAATGCTCCAGTAGAACCAATCAATCCAAGAATTACCATAATTACTGCGATGTTGTCTTTAAACTTACCCATTTTTTAACTCCCTTATTTCTATTAATAATCGTTGTTTTTCTATGTTGATGTTGTTTAAAATATTATCTTTAATATTGATTGGATCATTATTGGTGTAACTCGCCAGGCTAATATTGTCGTAGATGGCTCTGTTATCAAACATCACAACTTGATTAAGATATATATCCTTACTCTTATAAAACTCTTGGTTGTTGTAGGCAGCTAAATTAATATCGCTATCACTCTGCATAGCATCTAGCTTTATAATGCTTTTTACTTCCAGATTTTTAGCGGTGTCTTTAACTACTGCATCAACCTTATCCATTGAAGCCTCTAGTTTAGAGACTTTAGTATTCTCTTTTTTAGTCTCTGTTTTAGCAGCTACCTTTTCTTCGGTTTCTGTTTCGGTTTTTGTTTCGGTTTTACTTTTACTGGTTTCTTTTTCCCGTACATTTGTACTCTCCTTTTTGGTTTCTTCTATGATTGCTTTAGCCAATGTAGCTGGCTTTTGCTTTTTAGCAGTAACAACACTAACAACTTCTTTCTTAATAGTTTGTATTGTCTTTTCTTTTTTAACTTCTTTAATTACTTCTTTAACAACTTCTGTTATTTGATTAGAACTTTTGACACTTACTACTTCTAATTTTTCGTTGATTTCTACTTCAATCATTGTGTTTTCTGGTACTCCACTCTCATATATTTTCATGGCTATACCTTCTTCAATACCAGAGATAACATCCCAGATTTCACTCTCTGTTAAATTGGTAGTACCTAGAGCTTCATTAATATTGTCTTGTTCTTGTTGTGTTAGTGCTTCATAATCTTCAGTTGGATATTCAAACACAACTTCAGCACCTAGTAAGTTTGGCCCCCGTAACGCAGATATAGATTGTTCAGCGTCATTACCTTGCCAGCTCCACTCATAACTATAAGCACCTAAACCATTATAAATTAAATTATCTGTTACCTTTGCTGAGTAAGCATTGTAACCAGCATCATCAACTCTAGTAGTAGTCATGGTTGCTAATACATTGCCATCTTTATCTTTAATGCTTTGAGTAAGGATCATTGAATCCATTGCACCACTTCGGCTACCGCAAGCAAAACTACTGGCAGAACTTTCACAATTTTGAAAACTATGATTAGATGTAAGCTGAACACCCCCATTGTTTTTAGCCTCGGTACTTACATAGCTTGTACCAGCGTCATCCGTACCAGATATATTAAGTAAAGATCCACTAGCAGATACTTTCATATCTCTACTACTCTCTAACTCTCCATTAAATGCTGCACCACAAGCGTTGCTTATTTGTGTTTGGCAAGTAATAGTAAAACCTTGGTGTGTAGAGTTGTTAGTTAAACTTGTTGCACTTGTACTTACTCCATCAAGATTAAAATTATCTTGGCTTGATGATGTAACACCAGCGTTAGGCAATATGTTTGTGCTGTAAGATGTATCGTTTTCATCAGCTTTTAAACCAATTGAGCTTGCTAACCAGGATAACAATAACCAGAGTAGAGCTGCTAATACTAAACCAAATTTCATTTTGCTAGCCTATCCATGTGATGATAAATTCTGCCAATAACTTTATCCAGATCCATTAACTCTTGTTGGAGCATCATTACGATTACTTGTATTTCAACGAGTGTGATTACTACCCAAGTAGCTAGACCCATAAGCAATGTACCAAGCAATGCAATTAACATTGTGTTAGTTTTTCTACTCATTAACGAACCTTAATAGTTTTAATGTTTTCTATTTTGATTTTAGCTTTCTCTGCTTTAATTCTTTTTAATTCATGTTTAAGATACTGTTCGTAAGTAGGCATCTTGCCATCATATTTTTCGAATAATATTGTGGTAGCATTTTTCCCAATTTGACCCATCATCGGACACGGAGTATTGGCTGCGTATGCAGACATAGCTTTAAAAACTTCTGGGATTTGGCAAAGCAAACTTATAGCTGCTACTTTCATTCCCATACCATGTAATGCTTTTGATAAGTTAATTGTCTGGCACACGGGATCGATAAAATGGCGTCCAGCCGATAGACCGATGGAAAAGTTTTGTACCCCCGCAGATAAAGCTAATGCACAGTTGTTCATTGTACCTAATGATGGTGCAGATGAAGTGAATGGTGCTGATTTAATATTAGATGTAGAGGTGTTTGTACTTGTTGTAGTTGCTGTACTTCCACTTTCGTAGGTTGTTGCACCCCCAGTATATGCACCACTTATATTTGTATTTGATCCGCTAGAGTTTGTTTGTGTTACAGCCATAGCAGCTGTACTTAAAATTAAAGTCAGCCAAAGAATACCTAGAAATATATATGTAATTGTTTTTATCCATTTCATGTCTCTGCTTTCTTACCTTTATTAATACCTTTTTTAATGATGTAGTTTTGAGTGCCGTTAGCTCCCGTCTGAACTTCTTTTTTTAAGAACTTAAACAAATCCATTTCTTTTAATTTCTTTTCTGTGTGTTTAATAAATTGTTCTAATACTTTGTGATCTCTCATTTGCTTTTACATTTACAACGTGGAGCAAATATCCATTTAATAAATCTTTTTATCATCTGCCACCGCCTTTATATCTTGTTTGTTTTTTCTGCCTTTGCTCACTTTTGTTTTGAGATTTTTTGTGGATGCCACGTTTAGGTGGTTTATCTCTAGGTGTAAATGATGAGAAGTTTTGTTTAGCCATTACTTCTTTTTTCGGTTCATTAGTTTATCTGAAACTTTTGAACCAAAGCTAGCTGTGAATACAATAATAACTAGATACCAAACGCTGTCTGGTAAATCATTGATGATTGCTACCCACTCTCTAAAGTTTTCTCTTGTAGCTGGGAACCATCCCGTACTAAGCATACCTATAAGCCAAAACATTAACACCTCATCCTTGATCGAGTTGTTTTGACTTTTAATTCTGGAAATATCTACGTCTTTAGCAGCTTCTATTTCAGCAGCTCTAATAACTTTTACTTTCTCTGCTTTGTGTTGAAAATGGGATGACACTTTATTGATTGCCATTTTTGCTAGAGGATTTTTAAGTAAACTTAATAAGCCTATCATGCGCAACTCCTCATTAACTCTGCTAGGCTTTCACACCTTGATGTTGTTTGACTATGCCAAGCACTATCAATCATTTCATCCGCAGCTTTATTGTAATCAGCTTCTTCAATACCTTCCCACATCTTTTTAAATTTCATTATTCTAGGTTTCCCAAGTTGGAAACACATTTCACAAATAATACCTTTAACTGTTTCGGGTACTTCTATTTCTTCCAGTAATTCTTCAGCAGATGTAAGAGCAATTTGGAAATCATTGTCGAACACAGTTTCAAGCTGCTCTTTAGGATACGCCACACCTTCCACAAAATCATCGGTAGGTAGAACCAGATGGCCATAACCAACTGTAGCGAAACCCAAGCTATCGGAGTACACAGTATCCCTATACCCTTCGTGTTCCTTAATTCGTTGTTTAACTTCATCCATGTTTCATTTACCTTCTGGCTCAAAATTAATAATTTTGACACCTAATCTCTTTTGTTCGCCAGTTCTAGCTCTGGCAATTTTGTAACCGTTCTTGCGGTAGTTTCTTGTTTTGACATCATAAGCCGTGTACTCCCCCGTCTTTATGTTGAGAACTAATATGTCTACTGGCCCCCCGCCTATGGGGGTAAAGACTATTAAGTTTGGATCCTTTGCAAATTGAGCAGCAGCTAAAAGTTCGTTAGATAAACCTTTAGCATTAGTAATTCTATTTCGTGAAGTAGTAGAGGATTGAGCCAAGTAAACCGCCTATAAATATTATTATTGCAGCAGCACCTTTTCCCCTATTCATATCTGATTTTAATGATTTAATATCTTTACTCATTTCATCAATTGCTTTGAACAAAGTTTTCATTCGTTCAGCACAAACTTTTTCATGGTAGGATATTCTTATTCCATTATGATCTTGAACATTTGAGTGTACTCTATCTTTTTTTGTCATTCAAAGTTTTGTTAATTTTAAGGTTTTGTTGGCCAAGTAGCATTCTCACATTTGGCAACTGTATCTTTACCAGATGGTAAATCTCTTAATGCTTGTCTGTAAGTAGTCATATCAGAAGTTAATGTTGCATCAGATAAAGCCAGGTAATCTGTTTCAACTAATAGTCTATTTCTCTTACCTCTTAATTCAGCTAATGCTCTTGCTGGAGCAGCGGCTAACTCAGCTGCTTCTTCATTGTCTCTAGCAGTTTCTTCAGCTGCTGTGAATTGTACGTTAGTTCCATTTATATTATGAAATCTTGGCATAATTTATTCCTTGTTAGTTGTGATTGTTAATTGTTAAGCGATACCGTAGAGGCAAATATCTCCAGCATCTATGTTGCCAGAACTCATCTTGAATTGTATTTCGTCAATAGCAGCAGTTGTATTAAAATATCCAGCTATAAGCATATTCCATGAGTAAGCACTATTAAGAACAAATTGGTTTCTTGACATAAAATGTTTTACAAAAACTGTAGAACTTGGGTTAAATAAATGTAAAGAACCACCACCATTACTGTCATTATCATTATCCATATAAGGCATTAATATTTGAAATGCTGTTCCTTGTGCTTGGTCACTTCCTGAACCATAACTCAAATTTGTTGATCCACTTTCACTATGATAAGTTCTAAATGCTGTTGAGGTAATTGTTTCATTATATCCACTTCCTCCACTAACATTTCCTTGAAATGTAAAAGATGCATCATCACTTGCTGGGTGTATATT